CTTTTTACGTTGATTTCAATTATCATCGCTGCTGTGTAGTCAGTGTCAATCGGTCTGGTAGATTACTTTGAATGTGCTCACGCAACAGCTATTGACGAGTCTATCACTGTCGCTGGTACGGCTATCGTTACCATCTGCGGACTTTTCACGGTAAACGAGGAAGTTAAGAAGTATAAGGCTTTGAGCAAGAAAAAGTAAGTCTTAGTGCTGAGAGAAATAAGAGAGGTGCCAGTTACGACACCTCTCTTATTATATATAGGAACTAACCTACTCTGCTGTTGCGCCAGTCCTGAGTTGGTATAGCCTATCTGCTGCCTGTTCTTGTTTCTGCTCTCTGAAAATCTTATCCGCTTCGGCATTGGTGCAATATGGGTTTTGCTCAACTCCAGTCTCGGTAGAAATCAATCCCGCATTTTTAAGAGCAACCAAATTAGCGACTTTGCCTGCCGTATCTTCGTGAACAAACGGCACGATGTACGACAATATATGTTCTTCAAGACGCTCTAACTCGCTAATCTTACCAAGTTCAATACCATAACCGATACAGAACAAGTGTCTAACCTGATTGATGAAATCCTGTTGGTCTTTCGCTTGCGTCATAGCCAAATCAAGGTTAGGTGCATAAATCAGTTTAATGGTAGATGCAGGGGTATCGCCAGACTTTAATTCAGGCGTCTCAACCGTGAACGAGCCTCTAAAGAACTCCTTATACAATCGCTCAACGTAAGACTTGAAGAAGTCACCACCTGTTTTCTTCTCCAATAACTCTACGCTATCATCCTTACCCATCGTGAAAGCACGAACACGACCAAGCGGATCGCCCTTGATGTCAACATTATCGCCTTTCATAATATAGGCATCGTTAGCAGTAGAAGCACAAGCCTTTGCCCAATAAGACAGAGCCACCTCTATTTCATCAGCAAGATACTGCACATCATTCCAACCAGGGCCGTTATCCTTTGCTCGACCATAGGCTACAGGCAGTTCGGGGAAACCATGCTCTTGTTCTGATACCAACTCAAAGGCATCAAGTCCTAACGCTTTCTTTGCTTTGTTGGCTACACCCTTCAATCCTACCTGAGACTGCTTGTAGCGATATAGATACTTATTATCCCACACCTCTACCCAAATGGCTACAACCTTGTTTTCTTCATCGTAAGACGAGAACTTGCGGGCAAACATATTCATACGACCTGTTACCATATCATAGTGCGGATATAGCGTATCGCCATTGAGGAACGAAAGCACCTTAGTATAGCACTTCTTGTTATACATATAGAACACGATAGCCTTATCTGCCGTGATTTCCTCTGAACGACCAGCATCATAGATGGCAATATCAATGTTCTTCTGCAACCAACCCATCTGAAAGCGCATAAACTGGTCGTTAAGTTCATTAGAAACCTTGTTGTCCGCTAATTCGTGGTGTATGTCGTTTCCGTACAAGTGAACAAGATGCTGCAAGGCTACTACCTTTTGCAAAGGAACGGAAACACGGAACGTTTCCTCTCGGTACATCGTTTCCATCTTCTCGCCATCCTCAGTAATAACCTCGCCATAGTTGTAAGACTCAGGAAAGAAAAACTCCGAATTGATTTTGTGCGCTGACGGATAGTATTCTTCTAAAAAGTCCGTCTGCGTCATCAGCATACCTACTTGTGGCTTCTCCAGATAACGTAGAGAGGCAACATTTCCCGTTTTCTCCTGCTTAGTGGATAAACCGCTGTTCTGTAGCCTGTAAAACGGCTTCTTCGTCAATAAATCGTTTACATTCATAATACTTTGGGTTTTATAGGGTGAGTGGGGATTGTGGGTTTTTCCCACTACCACCTATACCCTCTGTTAATATTTCTCCTAACATTCATATTCGCAAAAGGATTGAAGCCACCTCGCCTTACCTGACGCTCAGTAGCACCTGTAATCAAACCTAAGTTCTTAGGCGCATGGCTTATCTGCTTGATATTGAAAATCTCCCTAATCGTTGCAGCCTCTATCCAGTCTGGAGAGCGATGTATAATACGCTTCATTTGCTTTACCTTGTCGATAACTCTCGTTGGATCATCTTCTCTAAAGCGAATACACTTGCGTTCTTCGTTAAGCAACTCTCTCAGCGTCTTATTGGTGTAGTTCTTTCCGCTAAACCTACGCTCTAACAACTCAGGGGCAATAGAATATGTACCATCCTTAATGTGGTCTGCAAAGTAAGTGAAGCATTGAGCCTTTAGATTGTAGTACATACCTTTGTACTTCTCGTCAACTGCTTCTTTTGCATTAAATGGTATCGCTTTCGGGAAGAAGCCCTTGAACACCTGACCTGTACCTATCAAGTCATAGGCAAATCTATCTTCACGGACTTTCCAACGAGTCATCAACTCCCTTGCAAACTGAATGGTAGCCTTACTATCCAAGCTGCAAGCCTCAACATCAGCAATATGGTTTCCTACCCAATGCCAGAAAACGCACTTATCGCCTCCGTCAAAGGCAGCGTCACAAGTGATGTAGTTCATACCGTCACCCAACTGTTCGGAATTGTTGTAGAACCTCTCCATGTGTTCCATTTTGATAACATCATCACCTGCTGACTTGTATTTCCAGTTGCCATCGAGAAAACGAGCCTTTGTTTCTTCGTCTTGGTTAAACAAAATACCAAGATACTCAGGGTTGCTATCCATCAGAGCGTGGTTGTCAGTCAACTTTGCAGGGATAAACGTAGCAGAACGGATAAACAAGTCCTGTGGCTTACCATACTCGTCATATTCGGGTTTCCACATAGCCATAATCTCTGCCTTGTTTTTCTCAAAACATTCCTCTCTCGTTGCGCCCCACGACACTTGCGAAATATCATCACCCAACATACAGCAGTAGCGGATAACTCCTGCCCTCTCAGGAATAGGTAATCCTGTATTTTGGTCTATATACCATTCAATGAACTTTGCTACCCAAGAGTCGGGATCAGGGTTACAAGAGCCAACGATACGTGTAGGTATGCCGTAAGCAGAACGGTTACTCATAGAAAGCACTTTGAACTTCTTATACGACATCTGCGTTATCTCGTCAACTGCGATATACGGATATTGCTTACCTTGGTATCTATCGTGGAAATCGTCATACTCCATATTATGATATGAGAAAGTAAGCCAACCGCCATTATAGAAGTTCCAAGTCATATCGTTCTTGGCTCGGTTATAAGTTCCGTACTCGTTGAAAAGTTCGTAAGATGTATCTATAATATCCGACAAGTCATCCAAATCTTTACGGAAAATGATAGCACGGAAGTTTGGGTTTGTGATGTCGTATAGCGCATTCATCAGCAGGACGTATGACTTACCCCCACCGCGCGAACCTCCCACGATGGAGATGTCAGCCTCCGTCGGCAGCATATCGGTTTGTCCTTTTGCCTGAGTTGCAGTAATGCGGGGATTGGGATGCTTACGAAGTTGCTGACGAATAACCTCTACATCATCTTCATCGAGAATATGTAACCCATTATTCGCCTTTTCTTCATATAGCCTTTGAGTAAAACGCTCTTTTAACTCAGGTGGCAAACTCGTAATCGGTTCAGAAAAATTCAATGTCATCCTGCGTAAATCACTATATATCAGTGGCAAAATTAGCAAAATATTTGCATTTTCACTAATTTTTGCCTAAAATTTTAGGTAAAATATTTGTTATTTGCGAAAAAATCATTATTTTTGCGCTGTAAAAAGATAGTTTCAGGATAACAAATTTATATGCCGATACGTGTAGAAGTTAAAGCCGACAGCGACCAGACACAGAAGAAACGACACTTTATAACGTGTCCTAAGTGTCAGCAAAAACTCGGAGATATAGAGTATCTTCACGGAACCGTAATACTACGAATAAAATGTAGGCGATGCGGAACTTACGTTAAGGCAGATATAATAGGAGTTGAGTAATTCTTTTATTTCGTATAAATTTAACTTAAATCAAGCCAAGAGCTGTAGCCCGTGAGGGTTATGGCTCTTTTTGTTTAGCATCAAATTTGACACTTAAATATTTGAATTATGGAAATCGAAAAAATCGTTTCTACCGTGCAAGAGAAACTCGGAAACACCGATTTTTCAGCACAGACTATTCAGAAGTATGTAGAACTTAACCCTGTTGTGGAGGGACAAGAGCCTGACGAGGCTTACTTCACCAGAGCAAAGGACTTCTTTGTTGGTATGCAGGGACAGTTTAATCACGACTTCTCAACCAAGTTCGCAGAAGCAAAGAAAAACTTGCTGTCTGCCGACACGTTCAAGAACTTGTCGGCAGAGCAGCTTGCCGAGGTTAAGAAGCTGATTGAGGGCGTTAAGCCTGTAGAAAAGCCGATTGACAGTCCAGAGGTTGCAGCTCTCAAAGAGCAGATTAAGCAGCTTACTGACCGCCTCGACAATGGCGATAAAGCCAAGCAGCAAGCCGAACTACTCCAGAAGGTGAGAACCGCCATGAAGGAGCAGAAAGCTAATGACGATTACGTTCTTGACAATACTCTCAAAGGTGTAGAACTTGATACTACTAAGAGTGTTGAGGACTTAACCAAAGAGTATCTGGCTAAGTATGATGCTGAATACACCAAGTGCCGAGGTGATGGTGTGCCTCCAAGACAGGCCGTGAGCCAGTCAGGTGAAGCTAAGACGGAGCTTGACAAACGTTTCGAGCGCAAGAAAGCCAAGGAGGGCTGGGGTAAGAAGTAGAGTACAGGCCGCGAGATAGAAATTCTATTGTTTCACATTTAAAGTCAAAAAAGATGAAGAATCAGATTTTTCAAACTGGTAACACTTTCGACACTCAGTCGTTCGGTGTTGGTCACGCTCGTAAGGTGTGGCGCAGAATCGAAGAGCAGCTTGCTGGCGGCTTTATGATTAAGAATATCTCTGACTTCGTATCTGCTGGCCTCGTGCGTTCTGGCATGGCTATCGTGAAAGACACGACTGCTGATGCTGACGAGAAAGACATCAAGGTGCTCACTTGGGCACAGTTGAAGGCAGGTATTGCTGGTTCGGGTATTGACTCTCTCGGTATCATCGGTTTCTTGCAGGAGGACGTACCTGTAGCAAGTGCAAGCACTATTGGCACTGCCAATGTGATTGTAAAGGGTGAGATTTACGGTTATATGCTTGGTGACACCCCAGAGGATGCGGACATCATCGCTGCTGCGGTTAAGGGCATGACCCAAAAGAACGGTCTTAACATTCGTGTTGTGGACTAATTGTTTAACGATTTAAAAAGGAACAAGAATATGAGAACTATTCCAGTAACCTTGCGCGATATGATGCAGCTTGGCCTTTATGGTGAGGACTGGCAGACTTTCGTTGACCACTACGAAGAGAAGTTTGATGCCATCACTATTGATGGTTTCGACTTCGACCCCATTAGCACAAGCTATACTTTTGCGCAGATGTTGTCTAAGGTTGGCGCAACCGTGCTGCCTACCTACGTTGACCCTGAGAGTGAGGGTTACGAAATGCCTCTCGGAGCTGTTGAGGGTGCTACTGGTAACATTCCTACCCAGAAGCTCTTCTACTCTGTAAACCGCGTTATCGTGCGTGAGCAGATGCAGCTCGTACAGCGTTTCGGTAAG